AATCCTATTACCTCGTATTGTTTATCTTCTGTAGTACCATTCATATAAGGAAATTTGAACCTGTTAATTATATTCTGTGCCAATTTCCAAACAGGATAATGTATATGTTCAGAATAAATCTTGTTTCTTTTTGTTTGGTTCTTTTCATCATTATATGCTATTATTGCTTTTTCTGTAACAGGTGTAAAATACATTTTGTTCTTTCTTTTTCTACCTCGTTTACTTTTGCTGTTTTGGTAGTCTTCAAAATCTTTAATATATTTTTCAAGATTTTCATAAAATATATCAACAGGACTCTTACTCGGCATTTTTAATCTCAGATTCTAGTTTTGTTAGTACGTCTTTTAATCCATCAAATACTGCACCTACCTCATCGTCTGATTCGAAGCCTCCTTTTGAATCTATTGCTCTCATGTCTTCAAGAGCCTCACCAAATTTTTGATATGAATTTTTTATTACATCATAACTATCTAAAACTTGGTCAGTTAAATCTTCGTTTTTTCTAATTAAATTTATTGTAGT